AAATCCTCATTATGTTTTGGCATTCCGTCTACTTTATAAAATTGGTTCATAAGAAGTAAACCTCGAGATGCGATTTCTGGCATCATATAAAAGTTCCAACCCAACATATCAAAGTCATCTTCATGATATGAACATTCATTTCTACCTGAAAATCTTGCTCTCTTGAACCATTTATATGCTTCGTAATCATCCGTTAAAATTGCCCCACCTTTACCTAACTTCAAATGTTTGTAAGGTCCTGTAAATGATAGACACATATGAGTGTTTGATATGTACATATCTGTTGTAAATCTTAACGCGCTATCCCAAACTTTTGTTGGGTATAATTGATATGCGCCTTTTAATGTTAAACCATTAACTGGTTCAAATTCAACCTTACCACCTGCATGTATAATCTCACAAGGAACTGAAGGGTATGTACGTGATGGAATTTTTATAGTTTGTCCTTTTATGTTTTCATACATTAAAGCTAAAAACAAAGCATTACTTTGGTTATCTACTGTAACCGCATAAGGAGCTCCTGTGTAATCACAAAGAACTTGTTCAAAATCTTTTGTAACTTGATATACGGATCCATTTATTGTACCAGGTTTTTTTGAATTTTTTGTTTTTGGTTTTGCAAAAATAACACCATGATCAACTGATTCATCAGATCTTATTTGTTTTCCCATTTCAAATACTATGATTTCATATTCAAAATTGTTTCTTTTTAATTTTTCAATTATTGGTGCAATTTCATTATTATAATTTCCATGAAACTCAACCATAAATCTATCAACCAATTTTATTTGTTCGTCAGTTACAGATTCAAAGAAAGGATATTCACCACCCTCAATATCGCATTTTAATAATGATATTTTTTCATAATTGTTATCTTTTAAAATATCGTCTAAAGTAATTGTATCACATTCAATAACATTATTTAATTGACCGTAGTTAAGATCGTCAGTTCCAAAATAATTTGACCCAATAGTTGTGTTCTCCATTGAGAACCTAAATGGAATTTTTGTGTGTTCTTTATAAATTGGGTTCATGTAAATTACAGATCTTTCATTATCATCATCCAACAAAGTTTCAATACTATCTCTTAGGTAAGGATTGGCCTCCACTAATATTACTTTCTTTGCGTTAATTGAATACATGAATTTTGCAAATAACCCAACATTGGCACCAATATCTATAACTGTATCTAAATTATCTAAAGCTAAACCACTAAAGCATCTATCAATAAAAAATTCGTGATAGTTAACATAGTTACAATCAAATGGTTTAAAATTGAATGATGGAATATTTGCTTTCACATTATTCACAACTAATTCTTTTGAGCCTAATAACTCATCGTTCAAATTATAAAACTCAATTTTAAAACCTCTAAAATCTTTCATTCCCTCAAATTTCATAACATGAACTGGAATTGGAATCACAAAGTAAGATATTGGTTCAGTAATATCTAAATTAAACCAATATAGTGGAGCATTTGAACTCATACATCTCACACTAATGTTTAGATTTATTTTTTCTGAATAACCATAATTTAATATGATTTTATTTTTGCTACCATCCCAATGAACATCAAACATATTCCCTACGTTTGAAATACCTAAAGTGTTTAATAGTATTTGTGTGTCTTTATTAATGTCTCCTGTCATAAATTTAATATTTTTATCGTTATTATACTTACCACAATAAACGTCCAAATTAAACATCATCATTGGTAATTTGTATTTGATTGCTTCTTTAATTGCAATCGGGTTTAATTCTTTATTGTTTCTATCTCCTTTTGATGGAAACAAAAATAAATCTGATGCTTGTAAAAATGTATCAACATCAGATCTCTCACCCCAAACTATACAGTTATCAGGTTTATCTTTCATTAAAGGTTCCCAATAATGTCTGAAATTGTCGGCTTGGTTTCCAATAAAATGAAATAATATTTTTTCATCTTTTAATTGTTTTGCCATTTCAAACACGTAACCTTGATTTTTCCTTTCAGTAAACAAACCAACTGTAACAACATGTTTCCAATTTGGGTCAAAAAGAAATTGATCTTGTGCCCACTCTTTGTTTGGTGTGACAACATCTATTGGGTACTCAATGATTTCATAAGGAATGTCATACATTGAATATCTAAATGCGTTAAATGGACTCACAAAAATAAATTTATCAGGAAACCATCTTTTATTTGTAACAGGTATACTTGAATCATGAGTTGTCTCAAAAATTTTATAATTTCTGTTTGGGTTAAATAATTTTTGATTTATTTCTTCAGGAATGAAGTACTCACAAAATTCTTCAATACAGATAATATCTGGTTGGAAATTATGAATTAGGTCAAATATTTTATCTTTATCTTCTCCTAACATAAATAGGTTTTCAGGACCTATTAAATTTTTAATTCTATTTTTTTGAACTACGAATGCGTCTCCGTGCCAACTCCACTCAACACATTTAATTATGTAATCGTTTTTTAATAACTCTATCTTATTAACAAGTACTTGTGGTGAACCTCCTGTGGAAAGGTGAGGCGCGATGAATAATATCTTTTCCATAAACAAAATATAGTTAAGATCAAACATAAAACAAAGTATTTATTTATGATAAAATTTTTTACATGCCAAACACAATAAAATACTCAACAACCGGAGATACCCAATCATTAAAGAAAGGTAATCTATATTTAGGCGTTGGTGATGTTCCAAAAGGACCTAGTAATATTACATTACACTATCAAGGTATATCACCACCAACTAGTGGTTATACCATTTATGCAAATACAACAGGTGCGTTGACTACTATATTTTGCGCAAATAACGATTTCCAAATAATAAATTTCACAAAAGGTTTTTCGGGTCAAAATTTTACAGGTGTTACAGAATCTTTAACTTGGTACTCAACTCAAAATAATTTTGCTTGTGTTAATAGAGATTATGAAACAACAATAACTAGTGACTTATCCGTATGTTTAGATGCGGGTTATGTTCCTTCATATCCTAGATCAGGAACAACATATTATAACATAGGTAATAACGATAATCCGTTAACATTTAGTTTGGTAAATGGTGTGACTTACTCAACAGATGGTGGTGGTTCTTTATTATTTGATGGTGTAGATGATGAGGTTGTAAGTAATGATCGTTATACTATGGTGTCAGGTATGACTTGGGATATATGGGTTAAAAGGACCTCAGACGGAAATATATTCAATATGATGATGAGTAACTTTTTACCATATATGGCTTTCAGAGGAACCGGAAGTGGATCAGACATAAATAAATGTCATGTTACATACCGTACTGTTACAGGTGGTACAACAACTCAACGAAATTTATATACGACAGGTGCGACTTTTAGTAATAACGTATGGTATAATTTCACTTACACTTTATTGTATGATTTACAAAATCAACTTGCAACTGCAAAAATTTATGTTAACGGAGTATTCAATACATCTTCTTCAAATTACAGTGATTCAATTAACCAACCATCTGTAGGTAGTAGATTACGTTTAGGTAATTATACATCAAATCAATATCCGTTCCCCGGTTACATAGGAAGATTTTTAGTTTATAATAAAGTATTAACGGATGCAGAAATTTCCCAAAACTATAATGCCTTTGTTGATAGGTTTACCCCATCTATTAACGCCAATTTAGTTTATAATTTAGATGGTGCAAATTATTCGGCAATGCCAACAAATGGTTCTACGATTGATGGTACGGGGGCATACCCAATTACAATGACTAATACCAATAATAGTATGTCATGGAATAGCTCAAACGGAGGAGTATTCAGAAAATCAACAGCAAATACATCTGACTTGTTTATTGGTGGACCAAACTATTCAAGTGGGTCACAAGCGTATACAGTATTTATGGCTTACAAATGGGATGGTGGAACTGCAGGTAGATTACTTAATGCTAACTCAGCATCACCTGATTGGTTATTAGGGTTGTGGGGGGCACCTGCATCAAGAATGGATATTGCATTTAATGGTGCATTTGTTGGAAGTAGCACGACGGCTGCAGATACTGCTTGGCATTTTATATGGATGACTGATGATGGATTAAACACAACCAATAGTACAAAATCTTATATTGCAACTAATGTTGCACCATCAGGAACAAATGGTACTCGTAATGCAAGTTCAGGATTTAATAGTTTAAGATTGTTTGGTAGATACTCAACGGCAACAACAAGTTCAGAACCTGTAACAGGTGATGTTGGGTTTGTTAAAGTTTGGGATGGAGCGTTAACATTATCAGAGATACAAGAATTACACGCATACTATAAATCAAGATTTGGTTATTAAATATTTATAAAATATGGAAACACAATTACAAGAATACGATAACAGAAGATTTATGATATTTGCTTTATCAGAATTGGGTCAAATTGATTTTACTCAGGTTTTGGAAACATCAATCGACACCGTAAGAAAATCTGTTGATGAATTAAAAACATTTGTTAAGTGGGATGGTGTAATGCCTGAGTGTGTAACTAACCTTACAACAAAAGAAGGTCCATACACCTACGAAGAAATTTTGCAAATATTAAGTACTCCAGTATGGACTGACCCAACACTAATTGAGTTATAATGCCAAACTATGTTCAAATAAATTCAATTGTCGGAACACCACCATATACAATATTTGTGTGTGATCAGACCTTCACATATTGTTATTTAGCCGCAGGACCCGTAACAATCACAACACCATACACATTTATGGTACCACCACCATTAACTAATACCACAGATGTAATTGTTAAAATAATAGATTCAAATGGGTGTGACACTTGGGTTCCGTTATCTTGTGGTATATATTATGGAAAAGAGTTTGAGGATTTTGCAATATTCTTATTTCAGGATGCAAATATTTATTTATTTGAAGGTCAGTAATATTTATTAGTATGCCAGTTTATAATAGACTCACAGATAGATCACAAGTTTCAGCGGTTACGGTTAATGACATCATTCACGTTGTTGTGACAGGAGACACAAGTCAAAGCCCTCAGGGTTCTTCATATTTTGCCCCAATTAGTTTTTTACAACCAATACTAAGTGGTGCCAGTGGCACTCAAGGTACTTCAGGCACAAGTGGTAGTTCAGGATCAAGTGGATCTTCAGGAACATCAGGAACAAGAGGTTCATCAGGAACATCAGGATCTAATGGTACAAGTGGTAGTTCAGGAACCACAGGATCTTCAGGATCTTCAGGAACTTCAGGAACTAATGGAAGTAGTGGTAGTAGTGGTAGTAGTGGTATCAGTGGATCTTCAGGGAGTAGTGGGACAAGCGGCACTAGCGGATCTAATGGATCAAGTGGTACTAGCGGATCTAATGGAACTTCAGGTAGTTCAGGATCAAGTGGTAGTGCTGGATCTGCGGGTACCTCAGGATTATCATTTGGTACTTCAGGTACAAGTGGTAGTTCAGGATCGAGCGGATCTTCAGGTACAAGTGGTGCCAATGGTACTTCAGGAAGTTCAGGTTCAAGCGGTAATAGCGGTACATCAGGTTCTAGTGGTTCATCAGGTACATCAGGAGCAAATGGTACATCAGGTTCTAGTGGTTCATCAGGTACATCAGGAGCAAATGGTACATCAGGATCTTCAGGAAGTAGTGGAAACTCAGGAACATCAGGTTCAAGTGGAACAAGTGGCGCTAATGGTACTTCAGGTTCGTCAGGATCAAGTGGTAACAGTGGAACAAGTGGAAGTTCAGGAACTTCAGGGGCGAACGGAACTAGCGGTTCATCAGGTTCTTCAGGAAATAGTGGGACAAGTGGATCTTCAGGTACAAGTGGTATAAGTGGAACTCAGGGTGCAAATGGTTCGAGTGGTAGTTCTGGTACAAGTGGATCTAACGGTACTTCGGGTTCTACAGGTACTAGTGGTAGCGCGGGTACATCAGGAACATCACCAACTTCAGCAACTACAGTGAGTACTATACAAAACACAGGAAATACTAAATTTTATATAACATTTGTTGACTCAAACAATATCGTGGCAGGTCCTGAAAGTTTATATACTAACACTGGTATAAGTTTCAATCCAAGTACAGATATTTTAGAACTCATAACAGGATATCAAAGTGGTGATGGAACAGTTTCGGCCCCACCTTATAGTTTTATTGCGGATACCAATAGTGGGTTATATAGGGTCGGTACAGACCACGTAGGTTTGAGTACAAATGGTTCACATAGATTTTCGGCAAACAGTGTTGGTTTAGTTAATATTGGTGGTAATGGAAATGGGTCTCTAAACTATCAATTAGAAGGAAATGTTTCGACAAGTACAAATACTGTAACAACTTTATTATCTTTATCAACAATAACTGATTATTTTTATACTGTTGAGGCTTGGGTCATTGCAGGTAATATAAGTTCTCCAGGAGCAGTCGGTGGAAAAGTTTACGCTGTTTTTAGAAACGTTGGTGGGGTATTAACACAAGTAGGTTCGACTGAAACCACATTTGTTAGAGAAGATTTTCCGATAGGGACACCTTCATTTACAATCGATGGTTCTGGTACAACAATAAGACTTAGAGTAACAGGTTTATCAGGAGTAAATATCGATTGGTATGGTAAATTTGTTTACCAATATTTGAACGCGGCAGTTTAATTTACAATTATAATTTTTTAAATATTTTTTCTGTATGAAAATATTTGTGCAGATTGCTGCTTATCGTGACCCCCAACTTATACCAACAATTAAATCTATGTTGGAGAAAGCAAAAAAACCAAAAAATATTATTATTGGTATTGCAAGACAATTTCATCCTGAAGATGGTTTTGATGATTTAACTGAATATGAAAATGATGATCGTTTTCGTATTTTAAATATCCCACACACTGAATCAAAAGGCGTTTGTTGGGCAAGACACCAAGTCCAACAATTATATGGAGGTGAAGAATACACACTTCAAATCGATTCTCATATGAGATTTGAAAAGGATTGGGATGATACTTTAATCAAAATGATTAAAAAATTACAAAAACTTGGTCATAAAAAACCTTTGTTAACGGGTTACGTTTCATCTTTTGATCCTGATAATGATCCTGAAGGTAGGGTTAATGAACCTTGGAGAATGGCGTTTGATAGATTCACACCTGAAGGTGTTGTATTTTTCTTACCTGAGGTAATTCCTGATTGGACTAAAATTAAAGACCCGATCCCTGCAAGATTTTATTCGGCACACTTCTGTTTTACTTTAGGTCAATTCTCAACTGAAGTACAACACGATCCTGAATTTTATTTTCATGGAGAAGAAATTTCAATAACCGTTAGAGCCTATACTCATGGATATGATTTATTCCACCCAAATAAAGTTGTTATTTGGCATGAATACACAAGAAAAGGTAGAACTAAACAATGGGACGATGACAAAGATTGGTACTTAAAAAATACCGCATGTCATAAAAAAAATAGACAACTTCTTGGTATTGATGGTGAAAAATATGATGGAGACTATTACGATTGGTTTGGTAAAGAAAGAACAATAAGAGATTACGAAAAATATGCAGGGTTGTTATTTGAGACAAGAGCAGTACAACAAGATACTATAGATAAAAAATATCCTCCAAACCATTATGACTTTGAAAATGAAAATGAATGGAAAAAAAGTTTCTCAACAATATTCAAACACTGTATTGATTTAGATTTAAATCAAGTTCCTGAAACGGACTACGATTTTTGGGTTGTTGCTTTTCACGATCATGAACACCAAACAATTTACAGACAAGATGCCGACGCAAACGAAATCATAAGAATAAAGTCAGACCCTGAGGGATATGGTAAAATATGGAGAGAATTCAACACAACAAAAATACCATCGTATTGGGTAGTATGGCCTCACTCAATTTCAAAAGATTGGTGTGATAGAATTGTTGGTAATTTATGAGAACATTATTTGTAACTTGTTTATATTCAAAACTTTTTGGATCTGAGTTTGGTGGTAGGGATAGTAGAGATGGTCACTACAAAAATTCACTAAAAAGTCTTTTAAAGATGTCTGACGCTAAATTTATTTGTTATACGTCAGAAGATCAGATAAATGATTTAAAATCTTTTTTCTATAAACAAAACAAATTTAATGAGGACCAAATCCAATTCAAAATCTTCGATTTAAAAAATTGCGAGTATCACCAAAAAATTTCTGAATTAAGGAAAACTCAAAGTAATTTACTACACGATAGATGTTATGAAATACAATATTCTAAATTTTTTTGGTGTTTAGAAAATTGTAACAATTCAGATTTTGATTATGTTTTTTGGATAGATGCAGGGTTATCACATAGTGGACTGATACCACCAAAGTATTTAGACCAAACAAAAGGATATTGGGAAAAATATTTTGAGTCTGAATTATTTAACAACACACTTTTAAATAATTTAATTAAACATACTGGCGAACAGATTGTGGTGTGTGCAAAAGAAAATCAAAGAAACCATTGGTCAAAAACTTTACCAAAAAAATATTATAACAATTATAGTTTTGATAGACACATTATTGGCGGTTTGTTCGGAGGTAAAAAAGAAAATCTAAAAGACCTTTGTAATTTATTTAACGAAAACATCAAAAATGTTTTAAACAACGAAACTGAACTTTACTTAGAAGAAAACATAATGAGTTTAATGTTCTTTAATAATAATGAATTGTTCAACCCACTTCTATTTGATATTTGGTGGCATGAGGAAGACTTTATACCTGGTGTTGATTTAAAAGAATTAACCTTAAAAGAAAAAAGTTTTTATAAAATTATAGAAAATCTAAATAATATATAAGATGATAACATTAGTTACAGGATTATGGGATATTGGTAGGGGAGACCTATCAGAAGGATGGTCAAGATCTTTTGATCATTATTTAAGTAAGTTCGAACAACTATTACAAGTAGATTGTAATATGATAATTTTTGGTGATAGTGAGTTAGAAAAGTTTGTTAATCAAAGACGAAGTGTAACCAACACACAATTTGTATTAAGAGATTTAAATTGGTTTAGAAATAATGAATTTTATAATCAAATTCAATCAATAAGAACAAATCCAAAATGGTATAATCTTGCAGGTTGGTTAAAAGACTCAACACAAGCGAGATTAGAAATGTACAACCCATTAGTAATGTCAAAAATGTTTTTATTACATGATGCGGTATTATTAGATAAATTTAATTCTGAAAAACTATATTGGATTGATGCTGGTTTAGCAAACACTGTTCACATGGGTTATTTAACTCATGATAAAGTATTACCAAGGATTGATGATCTTTTTACTAATTTTACATTCATTTGTTTTCCATATGTTGCGGATAAAGAAATACATGGTTTTGATATTAATAAAATGGATATCATCACGGGAACAAGAGTTGATAAAGTTTGTAGAGGAGGATTCTTTGGGGGGCCTGTAAATCTAATAAGACAAATGAATACCCTTTATTATAATTTGATAAAATCAACATTAGAAAGAGGATTAATGGGAACGGAAGAAAGTTTATTTTCAATTCTATTATATAACAACCCAACAATAATTGATTATGTTGAGATCGAATCTAACGGTTTAATTTATAAATTTTTTGAAGATGTAAAAAACAATAACTTAGTTATTAAATCTTTAAAAAAAGAAAGAGTTATTAAAAATAAAACCAATGGTCAAGTTGGTTTATATGTGATAACATTTAATAGCCCAAAACAATTTGAAACTCTTATCAATTCTATGTTACTATATGACTCTGAATTTTTAGAAAAAACTAATAAATTTTTATTAAATAACTCAACCGATCTATCGACAACACCTGAATATATTAAGTTATGTGAACAATATGGATTTGAACATATTAAAAAAGATAATATAGGAATTACAGGTGGTAGAGTATTTGTTGCAGATCATTTTGAAAATTCTGAAATGGAGTACTATTTGTTTTTTGAAGATGACATGTTTTTCAACATGGGTGCGGATGATGTATGTAAAAATGGGTTTAATAGAAATGTAAGACATCTATATAGGAAAGTTCTACAAATTATGAGAAAAGAAAATTTTGATTTTCTTAAATTAAATTATACGGAATTTTACGGTAGTCATGAAAGACAATGGTCTTGGTATAATGTAGATCAAGAATTTAGATCAAAACATTGGCCAAACAATCAAAAACTACCAACACACGGACAAGATCCTAACTCTCCTTTTTTAGAATTTAAAAACATAAAATCAGTCGACGGTTTACCATACGCAACAGGTGAGATTTATTTATCTAATTGGCCAATTATTTTGTCAAGAGAGGGTAATTACAAGTGTTATATTGAAACTAAATTTGATCATCCTTACGAACAAACTTTAATGTCTCATTGTTATAAACAAACAATCAAAGGTAGAATTCATGCCGGTTTACTTCTTCTAACTCCAACAGAACACAATAGGTTTGACTTCTATGATGGTAAATTGAGAAAAGAATTCTAATCGAAGTATTTATAGATAAAAGATTAGATGGAGTTTTTTATCAGAAAAAATGCAACACTCCCCGTGTTGAAGATTAACGCTATTAAAGACGGAAGAAGTGACTACAATAGGTCTATGAGATTTATTGAGGATACTGACATCTTTTTTTCTATGGTAGACACAGAAACCAACATTCCTAGAATAACCTCAAGACCTGCTGGTCTAATGAAAAAAGATCCGTTAGATATTAGTACAGATGCAGAATATTATGTGTACTATCAATTTACACCATTTGATACAAAAAAAGTTGCAAGATATAAAGGTCAATTTTTATTTAGAAATGAAACGGGAATATTGACCCTACCTTTGAGTGAGGAAATATATATAAACGTAATTGAAAGTTTTATAATTGACGATTTTGAATTTCAAAGTTGTTATGTTGTGGATTACCCTTGTTGTTTTGGTCCGGTACCACCAAGTCCTCCAGGACCTCCTCCAGGTCCAACAACAACTACAACCACAACTATAATACCTACAACTACAACCACAACTATAATACCTACAACTACTACTACAACAAGTATTTATATTTAAATAAAATCTATGGAATTTACAATAGGACAAAATTCAAGCTTACCATTACTTAAATTACAAGTAGTGAATGATGGTACACAAAATTTTGACTCAATGATGAAGTTTATTGAGACCTCATCTGTGTTTTTTTCCATGATTAAAACGGAAAATGGAATCCCAAAAATATTAACAAAAAGTGCTGGTTTTGTTGAAAAATTAGAAATGGATCCAAATGCTTCGCCTGAGTATTATGTTTACTACCGATTTACAACTCAAGACACCTCAAAACCGGGAAGATTTGAAGGTCAGTTTTTATTTATAAATGAAGACGGAACTTTAGTTTTACCAATAAGAGAAAGTTTATATATTAATGTTATTGAAAGTTTCATTGCGAATGATTTAACTTATGATCCTTGTTATGTTTTAGAATATAAATGTTGTACAACGCCATTCCCTTCACCAACACCAACACCTACAAAAGAACCGGTAATTAGTCCAACACCAACAACAACTGCCACCCCAACACCGACAGTTACTCCAACACCAACAACAACACCAAATAAACCTATTTGTCCTCATCCTGTGGTGAGAACTTTAGTTTACGGTACAGATCAACACGGACCATTTGGAAGTAGTAAAGATAAAGTTTGTGAAGGATATTATTGTTTTTTAAATGGTTCATGTACAACATCAGATTATTTAATTAGATATTTTAATGTTGGTGGCCCAAATGTTGGTTCTTTAGTTTTTGATGATGAGATATCATGTTATAAAACAAATGATACAGGATATTTTATTTCATGGTATGCAAATGCTTATACCGTATATTACATAGATGATGGTGTAATTACGGACATATACGATTGTGATTGTGACATTTAATATTTGTTGACGATAATAAATTAATCATTTATATTTATTTACGAAGGTAAATGCCGACCTAATTCGGTAGCTAATACACCAAAAGTAAAAAATATATGATATCACAAGAAGAAATTGAAAACTTCCTTGTGGGTAATGACCCTGAGGAATTTATCGTATCGGTAGAGTACGATTACGTATCTGACAAAATCTACAAAATCAAAGAAGTTCCTGGTAAAGGTAAACAGATCCAAAGAGACACATTGATCTCATTTGCTTGGGTTGGTGATCTACGTGGTCAAAACTTTTACTCATCATCAAAAGGTTTACAAAAAGAAGCCATGACCAAACATGGTATTATGATTGAGAAACTTAAAACTGAAGGTAATGATCGTTTAGAACGAGGACTTACCTTTATGGTTAAGTCGATGAAAGGTTATCGAAATCTAATACAATTTTTTAGAGAAGGTGGTGTTGATCCTTGGGGTGAAAAAACAAAAGACCTCATCATGGTACTTCCACCTGTTGAGCAGTACCTCATCTCTAAAGAGAAAAGACTATTCAAAGGATTCGAAGAATACAATGACATCACGAGGATGGTATTCGACTTGGAGACGACCTCACTTGAACCCAAGGATGGTCGTATCTTCATGATTGGAATTAAAACAAACAAAGGTTATAAAAAAGTTATTGAGTGTGCAACACCCGATGATGAAAGAAGAGGACTTGTTGAGTTCTTTAACATCATCGATGATATTAAACCTTCAATTCTTTCAGGATACAACTCATTCAACTTCGACTGGTATTGGATCTATGAAAGATGTAAAGCATTAAACCTCGACATAAAAAAAGTTGCCAAGTCACTAAATCCTGAGAAATCAATTTCAATGAAAGAGTCGATGTTGAAATTGGCAAACGAAGTTGAGAAATTTAACCAAACACAAATGTGGGGTTATAACATTATTGATATCCTACACTCAGTTCGTAGAGCTCAGGCAATCAATTCAAACATCAAGGAAGCTGGTTTGAAGTACATTACCAAATATATTGAGGCTGAAGCTCCTGATCGTGTTTATGTAGATCATGATAAGATCGGATCTATGTATCGAGATAAAGAAGAGTATTGGTTAAACATTGAAAATGGTAAGTATAAGAAAGTAGGTAATGATCCAAAAGTTGATGATGTTTGTGGAAGACATTCTAAAGTCTATATCAAAACAACAGGAGACGACATTATTGAGCGTTATCTTGACGATGACTTGGAGGAAACTCTATTGGTTGATGAAGAGTTCAATCAAGGTTCATTCTTGTTGGCATCATTACTTCCAACAACATATGAAAGAGTTTCAACAATGGGTACCGCAACATTATGGAAAATGTTGATGTTGGCTTGGTCTTATAAACATAACTTGGCAATTCCTGCAAAGAATGATAAAGGGAACTTTGTAGGTGGACTTTCTCGATTGATCCGAACAGGATACTCAAGAAACGTATTAAAACTTGACTACTCGTCTCTTTACCCCTCCATTCAGTTGGTACACGATGTATTTCCTGAGTGTGATGTGACAGGTGCGATGAAAGGATTATTATCTTACTTCCGTAACACTCGTATCAAATACAAACAACTTGCTGAGGAATATGCGACGATTGATAAGAAAAAATCAACATCTTATGACCGTAAACAATTACCGATTAAGATCTTCATCAACTCGATGTTTGGTGCATTGTCCGCTCCACAGGTATTCCATTGGGGTGACATGGACAAAGGTGAAATGATTACTTGTACAGGTCGTCAGTATCTTCGTATGATGATTCACTTCTTTATGGATCGTGGATACACACCACTTGTAATGGACACGGATGGTATTAACTTCTCGGTTCCTGAAGGTGTAGAAGAAAGACGTTATGTCGGTAAAGGTCTGAACTGGAAAGTTGTTGATGGTAAAGAGTATGTTGGTGAAGAAGCGGATGTGATGGAGTTTAACGATCTTGCGATGAGAGGTGAAATGGCACTTGATACTGATGGACAATGGCCAGCTTGTATCAACTTGGCTCGTAAGAACTATGCTTTGATTACCGCAAAAGGTAAAATCAAACTTACAGGTAACTCAATCAAATCTAAAAAGATGCCGATCTACATTGAGAAGTTCTTGGATAAAGGAATTAAATTATTACTTGATGGTAAAGGACAAGAGTTTGTTGAGTGGTATTATGAATACGTACAAAAAATATTTGATCAGAAAATTCCTTTGATGGATATTGCAAACAAAGCAAAGATCAAACAAACTATCGATGATTACATCGCAAGAAGTAAAACCAAAACTAAAGCGGGAGCATTGATGTCACGTCAAGCACATATGGAGTTGGCAATCAAAGACAAACTGAATGCTAATCTTGGTGAGGTTATCTTCTATGTAAACAATGGTACAAAGGCATCTCATGGGGATGTTCAAAAAGTTAATAAACCAAAGAAAGGTTGGTCTCAAGAACACATTGATAATTACATGAGAGATTGGGGAACAACAATACCTGAAAACGTAGATTCAATTATTCAGTTAAATTGTTATCGAATTGATCCTTCAGACATTGAAACTAACCCAACAATGACCGGTGAATATAATATTCAGAGAGCAATTGCGACTTTTAACAAACGAGTAGAGCCTTTATTAGTTGTGTTCAAACAGGAAGTTAGAAATGGATTATTAGTTAAGAATCCTGAGGATAGACCATTCTTCACTAAAGTTCAATGTGAGTTAATTAATGGACAACCTTTTGAAGAGGGGGATCAAGACAAATTAGAAGATGTAATGGAAATTTCTGATGAGGAAATGTCTTTTTGGAATCGTGTTGGTGAAACGCCTTATCACATGTATAAAGATGCAGATCAAACTATGTGGATGTATGTACCCAAAAAAGAGTTAATCCATTTTAATTCCGTCGGAGGAAAGGATATACCAAACACCGTTGACATTTTGTAACTCAACACAAGCACCCTTACCAATTGAGATTTCATCCCAATCTTCGTCTATTCGACCTATGTCGGGAACAATTACACAGTTGGTAAGTGTTTTTATTTTAACTCGTTCTGTTGTTGTTGAATCTAGTTTTACTTTTGATTGTGCAACATCTCTTACGATTAAAAGAGTTTCACCATTAGTTATGTAAGTTTCATTACTGTTTATTACAACATCAAACGATTCAAAATTAAATGATTGATTTCCTTTTATTACGGTTTTTCTAACTGGTTTGTTTCTTATAATTGACATAAAATTAAATTACATATATCTGACGAGGCATAGCTCTAAACTTAAGAGTTTTGTTTAAGTTTTCAGCTAACAAAGCTTCTCTTTCCATCACTTTTTCAGGACGAAGTCTTGTTAATCTTCCTTCAGGGCCGATTAATTCCTCAGCTAATTTAGCCTTTTCATCTTTACCCTCAGTACCTAATGTTGCATAATCCATAGTTAAGTCACCATCAGGAGTCTTTAAGTTACCACTAAATTTACCACGAACTCTCGCTAAAGTTTCTTTACAGTAAGCAATAAACCATCTACGAACCCAAACTTGAGCAGGATTATTTAGTTTGTACCAACTTATTTTATTGAATGGGACATCGGAAGGTAAAAGAACAATATCAGGATTATCAGCTAAACACTTATCTCTATCACCTTGTGAAGTATCATAATACCAATACCAAACTTGACCTTTTGCTAATTCAGCATTACCGAAGTCAAATTTACCACCTGGAGTGTTCAAAAGGTGTAATGCTTTTTTACCACCAGGGAGTGCTGTAATATAATAAGTTAAATCTCCCGCAAATATTCTTCTTTGGATGTTAACTTCTTGCATTCTTAATAATGTATCGAAGGCAGGTGTTAAATAATAACTTCCCGCCATATTACCAATTTGTGCAAGACCTCCACCACCACCAAGTCCAGTTCCATTACCAATACCCGCAAAACCACCTAAACCAAACATTAAGTTGTTTAATGTTGATGGAGTAAACCATAATACTTCATTTATCTCACGACCCGCAGGTATCTCATAAATCTGTTGGTTAGGTACTAACTGTATAAAGTCTTTTTTAATTTCCCAATCACCACCTGCCTGTAGACCAACAATTTTGGAATAAGCATAAGTGTACCTTGTTTCAAAATCTAAACTTTTAGTAATAAAGGCTCTTGATAAAGATTGTGTGTCTAAATTTAAATTATTTAATGTGGTCCATTGAGATTCAATTAACCAATCTTGAACATATTGAGAATAATCGTCAATTGAATATTCTAATAATGTGTCCATCATTTCATCTTCCAATTCCACAGATCTTAAAGGTGCACCCAATAAGTGTCTAACTTTTTGATAGAATTGACTTCTTTCTGGTTCGTCGATTATTGCCATAGGATTTTTTATTATAAATATCTTCTAAAAAAAAATGTGGTAGCGGATCTTATTTAGAATCCTTTTTTGTTCTTTTCAAGTATAGGTCATTAACAAATTCCCAATTAACAACATCCCAAAACTTTTGGATATATTCGTCACGTTTGTTTTGGTACTTTAAATAGTATGCGTGTTCCCAAACATCAAGACCTAACAAAGGATATCCACCTTTCTTAACTATGTTCATTAATGGATTATCTTGATTTGGTGTAGACATGATTTTTAAATCACCATCCTTATTCAGATATAACCAAGCCCATCCAGATCCAAAACGATCTTTAGCTGCTTCGTTAAATTCATCTTTCATTTTTTTAATGTTACCAAAATCTTTTTTGATTTTTTTTAAAATCTCACCACTTGGTAGTTGTTTTTTAGGAGATAACATCTTCCAAAATAATGCGTGGTTAAAAGCCCCACCAGCATTATTTCTAACTTTATTATCGAATTTACTTATAGTTCTTACAATATCCTCTAACTCTAAATCACCATCAATGTCTTTGATTGCTTTATTTAATTTATCAACATATCCTTTGTAGTGTTTATTGTAATGGATATTCATAGTTTTTGAATCTATAAATCTATTCAAAGAGGAATATGAGTAAGGTAACTTTTCAATACCAATTGATTTCATTTCAGAAACCAAATTTTTTTTGATTAGTTGTTTTTCGTTTAATAAAATTTGTTCAGATAGAAGACTTACTTTTCCCTTGATCCCTTTATGTTCATACATCAATTCCTCAAGTTCAGGATATTTTTTTTCAAATTTTTTGACAATCTGACCTGCAAAAGCATTTGCTTCGTCTTCATTAATACCACCAATATTAGGTCCGTGTTCTCTACCAAGAATTGTCATTTGATATTCGTGAACCCATTCATGTGCTAATGTTCTCATGATGTCACGATTTAATCTTCCTTTAGCAAGAACCTTAATTAAATGATCACCTCTTCTACTACCTGTAGACATCTCACCTTTTCTATCATCTAAAAACATAATTTTTAAATCATTCTTGAGTGGATACTCTTCTTGTAATAAAGAAATAAACTTTGTAACAAAGTCTTTTCGTTTTTTAATATCGGGATTTTCGTATTTGATAGAAACTTTCATCTTTGATAAATATTCTACCAATCAAAAGATTATCGTCTATTGTTGATTAGATTCAATATTTCTTCAACAATGTCACCTGTATTTTCCACAACACCATCACCCATTACGGTTCTAATGATTTCTTTTTTACGATTAAGGATGTCATAAATTGTGCCTTCGATGGTATTTTCAAATAGTGGGTAGTAAACCAATACGTTTGATTTTTGACCATAACGATAAGCTCTATCTTCAGCTTGTGCGTGTTCTGCAGGAACAAAAGATAAATCATTCATAATCACAGCTTCCGCAGAAGTTAAAGTCAAACCAACACCCGCAGCTTTTAAGTTACCAACAAAAACTTTAATTTTATCATCGTTTTGAAATTGATCTACGGCTTGTTGACGCATGGCATTAGAACAACTACCATCAAGGTAAACTGCTTGTTTTGAGAAATGTTGGTATATTGTTTGAAGGGTATCAGTAAAGTTTGTGAATATTATAACTTTCTTTCCCTGTTCTATAATGTTTTCAGCAAACTCAATTGTTTGTTTTGTTTTTTCATTTGCAATTACTTTTCTAACTTTCATAAGTTTAGAAAACTGAACTGTTAAAGATGATGACTCGTCAGGATTTTTATCGTACCAATCAAAATATTCACCCATTAAATCTTCGTACTCTTTTGATTTTAATCTCAAATAAACAGGTGTAATGATTTTATCAGGTAAATCTAAAACATCTTCTTTCAATCTCCTAAGAATTTGTTTAGATGTACGATCTCTCAACTCTTCTAAATTAGAGGCACCTGTCACATTCCATACTTTTCTTTTACCTGCGGTAAATTGGAATCCTTGACAATACCTAATTGCATAAGCCTTCCAATTCTGAGCAACAGGACTTTCAATTAGATTTAATAAATTATAATAATTCATAGGCCGAGAAGTCATTGGTGTTCCTGTTAACAACCAAACTCGTTCTACTTTTTTTGCAAAACTATTAATAATCTTTGTTCTTTGTGCCTGAACATTTGATATCATGTGAGCTTCATCTAATATTACCAAGTCAAATCCACTTTGTAATAATAGAGACTCATCTTTTTTCTTCGCGTCTGAGTCGTGGAAGTTTTTAAGGATATCATAATTAACGATTACAAAATCATCTTCAGTTGAAAATTTTTTACCTTCCGCAATAAAAACAGGTCTATCTGAATAATTTGCAATTTCTCTTTGCCAATTTATCTTTAAAGACGCAGGGCAAACAATTAATATTTTTTTTGCTCCTGTTTCTAAAGCGGCAATAATAGTTGAGGTTGTTTTACCAAGACCCATGTCATCGGCAAGAATAAATCTTTTAGATCCTGCTAATTTTTCGATCGCAATTTTTTGATGATCAAGCGGAGGACGATGAGAATATTTAGAATAATCAACACTAACGGATTGAACGTTATGGGTTTTAATTAATGCAGATTTCGGAATCCAAAATTCTGATAGTTTATCCTTTTCAAAAAATTTACCCCAAACATGATAAGACTTTTCTTTTTCAACTAAAAGTTTTTCAATATAAATCTGTTCTGGTACTTGAATCAAATATTTTTCTTCTGCGAATTTTTTAGAGAAGTAAGTGTCAAGCTCAACCCATTTACGTGCAATTTTAGGTGTTGAGTTGTAATATGTTGTAATATATTCCGATTGACTTCTAGTTGGGTAAAATTTACTAGAGACTTCTTTTTTATGTTTAAGATATAGTATATAATTATTTGCACCACTATAACTTTCGAGCAACTCTAATGCTTTATGTTCTATCAGTGTTTTTGTTTCCAATTAATCTTTTTTAAAAAAATACTAATAAAAAAGATATTTATCAATAAAATCGTATTATGAGAAGTAATGTTCCTATTACAAGATTTGGTAAATTCTTTGGTGATCGTGATTTCGAACTAGAAATTGGTATGGGTCAAGAATGGTTAATTGGTGATATGAACTTCACTTGTGTTTTGTATAGAGTAGATAAAAACAAAATAAAAACTGATGACGTATATGGTGAGGCGGTAACAGACGGAATTAAATTTTTACCACCTGTAGAGTTTAATGCCTATGTTGGGATTGCAGCACCTGAAAACAAAATGATCGGTTCTACTCGTATGGATCAACTTGAACCAGGTAATATAACAATGTCTGTTTATATGAAAACTCTTGATGATTTAGATATTGAAATTGACTTTGGTGATTACGTTGGTTACTACGATAGTGAAAATTTTGTAAGATACTATACTGTTGTTAACGATGGTCGTGTGACTTCAGATATAAAACATACCTATAAGGGGTTCAAACCTTTTTATAGAACAATAATTGCGGCTCCTGTTGGACCAAATGAATTTAGAGGATTATAATGGCTTTACCAAAAAAACACCCAATAAAACCGTCAATACCTTTAACGTATCCTAAAACTCTTTTACCGAGAAGAGAAGAGATAAAAGATATGATTACAAAGGATGGTACGTACCTTCCTAAGTCATTATTACATGCCGATTTGGATGGTGGTTTTTTAGAGTTTGTTAAAAATACTTTAAAAATTTCATCAGAAGGAAAAACTGTACCTGTTGCTGATATACTAATTACAACACAAAACTGGTCACAGTTTGTTGAAACTTGGGATTTCCAAAACATTGATAAGAACATTGAACCTCCATTTATTACTGTAATTAGAAATCCTGAAGTAAAGTACGGAAATAATCCTGCTGTTATGTACAACATACCAAACAGGAGAATGTATTATTATATGGAAGTTCCTACTTGGGACGGTAATAGAGTTGGCGCTGACATTTATAAAATACCACAACCTGTACCCGCAGATTTTAAATACACGGTTGCAATTGTTTGTAATAGAATGAGAGAATTAAACTCATTTAATAAAAAAGTTTTAGAAACGTTTGCATCAAGACAGGCTTATCAAGTTATTAAAGGTCACTACATTCCGATTATAAATGATAGTATGACCGATGAATCGGTTTTGGATTTAGAAAAAAGAAAATACTACATACAAAAATATGAATTTACAATGATGGGATTCTTAATAGACGAAGATGAGTTTGAGGTGTATCCTGCATTATCAAGAACTTTTCAAATGTATGAGGTCGATCAAAGACCCGTTAAAAGACCTCAGAAAAAACAAATGCCAGTACAACCCGAAACAATTCGTTTGATATATCCTGTGGATAATTTATCTCAAGAATACTTTTTTGAATACACTTGTAATTTAAATTTTGATAACTCAGATAATTTAGAAAGTTATTCCGTCTATATAAATGACCAATATTATGGTGATAATGTTGACAAAATTCAAATCAATACTAACGACACATTAAGGATTGATGTTGTTAAACAAGTGAGTGCTGCAGAATCTTCATTAGCATTCACACAATTTTTAGTTTAACTTTCCCCGTATATATCTTTCTTTTCCTTACATTTTTCAAGTATAAGGTTCTCTAAAAATTTATACATTTTAATACCTCTCTTATCACAATATTTTTTTAGGACATCGTGTACTTCGGCGTCAATTTTTAAGTTTTTTATCTTCTTAGGTTCTTTCATAACAGTAGGCAGAAAAAAGGCAGAATAAAATCTTACCAAAATATAAATAGTTTGCATAATGTAAAGTTTTTACTAAAAACTCGAATATTTATAGGTAAAATAAATAAGTAAAGACATTTTAAACATGGCAACAAACAGTAAAGTTTTCGTTTCACCTGGTGTTTATACTTCTGAAGTAGATTTGAGCTTTGTTGCTCAGAGCGTCGGGGTAACAACATTAGGTATCGTAGGTGAAACTTTGATAGGTCCAGCTTTTGAACCGATTTTTATTACAAATTTTGATGAGTTCCAAACAGTATTTGGAGGTACCTCACCAGAAAAATTTGTTAATACACAAATTCCAAAGTATGAAGCGGCTTACATTGCAAAAGCATATCTACAACAATCTAATCAATTATTTGTGACAAGAATCTTAGGATTATCGGGTTATGATGCAGGACCATCTTGGTCAATAACTACAGTCGCTAACGTAAATCCATCAACTATTGGTGTTTGGTGTTTAAGTTCCGTGACTGATCCAACAACTTGTATCACAACATGTGTAACACCTAAAGAACTTACATTTACAGTTCCATTTACAGCTTGTACAAATTCAACAACAACAATAGGATACCAAGCTAATTTCCCTTCAATTATCCAAGATATAATTAATCAACAATATGAAGAGTTTAATGGAAATACATCTACATTAGAAACTCAAATTAATAATTTAATTTTTAATGTAATAACAAGTAACAACCCTTATGTTGCTGAAGACGAACAAATTGCGTACTTTGGTTCTATCGCAACTAATGATTATGACACATTAAATGGTGCAGGATGGACAGCAGAAACAAACGTATTTAATGTCCCATCAGTTTCTTTAAATGATACTGATTTGTCATCACCATTCAATGACTCTTGGTATTATGCCTTATTTACTAATACAGGTAACACAAATTACTCAGGGTATTCATTCTCTACATTAGTATCTGGTTTAACGGCTTATTATCCAAACCCAACACCTACACCTCAAGCGTCATCAACACCAACGCCTACACCATCGGCTGCGAATCCTTGTATTACACCGTCACCTTTTGTGTCACCAACACCTACACCTACACCTGTTAACATTGATTGTTATTCAGGAACTATTGTTGGTAAAATTTATTACTACACAGGAACATCATATGTTGATTATGATAATGTTGTTGTTGCAACTTTAAGATCAAGAGGTATTGCAACTTATACAAACTCAACTAATCCAGCATACTCAGTGACTGCAACGACAGATGCTAGTTTAGATATGACAGGTAAATACGCAGGAGTTCTTAAAAACCCATACTTAACATTCGCAGTTAACTGTACTGATAAGTTTGGTCAAAACTTTACATTCGAAACTTCATTAACTCAAAATGATCCTGAGTATATTAGTAAAGTATTTGGAATTGCAAACTTCCAAAAACCAAGAATTGAAGTTCCTTTATTTAATGAGGAAGTATTCCAATCTTGGTTAAACTATTCTTGGAAAAAAGGATATGTTAGAGGTTTGAATCCAAACTTTATTGAATTAGACTCCGCTCAAAGTGGTGATCCTAACTCAATTGGTTGGTACTTGGATAGATATCAAACACCTAACTCACCTTGGGTTGTATCAGAATTAAGAGGTAATAAAGTTTATGACCTATTCAGATTCTACACAATTTCTGATGGTGATGCAGCAAACACATTGATTAAAGTTTCACTTATAAATCAAACTTATAACAACTTAACGTTTGATGTATTGATTCGTGATTATTTTGATACAGATGCAAACCCTGTAGTTCTTGAGAAATTTACAAACTGTACAATGGATCCAGGACAAAACAACTTTATCGCAAATAAAATTGGTACATTAGATGGAGAATATGCTTTGAATTCTAAATACGTAATGGTTGAAATGAATGAGGACGCACCAATCGATGCACTTCCTTGTGGGTTCAACGGATTCAACTTTAGAAATTACGCAGGAGCTCAATCACCATTCCCAATTATTAAAGGTAAATATGACTTCCCTGGTGAAGTAATCTATAACCCACCATTTGGTTTATCTTCGGGTAATGATGATGCATTAGTAAGTCCGGGAGACAATGTAAGAAGAACATACTTAGGTATATCTAATAGTTTAGGATGGGATGCCGCTTACTTCGAATATGTTGGTAAGAGAAATCCTAATAACACTTGTGATATCGACGGTCTACCATTTAATTACAGATCGGCAGGTTTCCACATGGATGTAAATGCAAGTGGTTTAACAATCGGACCTGAGTTCTCAACAAGTGGTGATCCAAGATTTATCTGTGGTAACTCATCATTCATTCAAGAACCTGAACTTCCAACAAACGCATACTATAGATTGTTCGCACGTAAATTTACATTCTTAGTACAAGGTGGATTTGATGGATGGGACATCTATAGAGAATGGAGAACTAACGAAGACAGATTCCAAATCGGTAGAACAGGATTCTTATTCGGAGCTTGTCCATCTACAAGATACCCACAAGCAACAGGTTGGGGAGCATTTAAAGAAATTTCTTTAGGTGACGGAACTCAAAATTGGGCAAATACTGACTACTACGCATACTTGTTAGGTCAACAAACATTTGCAAACCCTGAAGCTGTTAACATTAACGTGTTTGTAACACCGGGTATTGACTATGTGAATAACAGTAATCTTGTTGAAGATGCGGTTAACATAATCGAATTCAACAGAGCTGACTCATTATATGTTTGTACAACACCTGACGTTGATATGTATGTTGCAACTACAACAGGAGTTGATGTGTTTATCTACCCAACTGAAGCGGTTGACAACTTAGAAAATACAGGAATTGACTCTAACTACACAGCCACTTATTATCCGTGGGTATTGACAAGAGACAGTGTAAACAATACACAAATCTACATCCCACCAACAGCTGAGGTAACAAGAAACTTAGCATTGACAGATAACATTGCATTCCCTTGGTTCGCAGCGGCGGGTTACACTCGTGGTATTGTTAACTGTATCAAAGCTCGTAAGAAGTTAACTCAAGAAGATAGAGACATCCTTTATGTAGGTAGAATTAACCCAATTGCAACCTTCTCTGATGTAGGTACGGTAATTTGGGGTAACAAAACTCTACAAGTAAGAGAATCGGCTCTTGATAGAATCAACGTTAGAAGATTGTTGTTACAAGCTCGTAAATTGATTTCAGCAGTATCTGTAAGATTATTGTTTGAACAAAACGACTCACAAGTAAGACAAGACTTCTTAAATGCTGTTAACCCAATCTTAGATGCGATCAGAAGAGATCGTGGTTTATATGACTTCCGAGTTACAGTTTCTTCAGATCCTGAGGATTTAGATAGAAACCAAATGACAGGTAAGATCTACATCAAACCAACAAGATCACTTGAATTTATCGACATCACATTCTACATCACTCCAACAGGAGCATCGTTTGAGAATATATAAGTTGGTTTATTATTCATACGAAGGGGGACGAAAGTTCCCCTTTTTTATTTAGCGGATATTTATTAATATGAATTACAAAAAAATTGTTAAAGAAATTTTATCTGAGATCATTCACGATCAGATGAAACCCACAATGAAGTATTATGCTTTTGACTGGGATGATAATCTTATGTATATGCCAACAAAAATTTATCTTGTAGATGATAAAGGAAAAACTGTTGGTATGTCTACGGAAGATTTTGCAGAGTATAGAACTGAGATTGGTAAAGAACCATTCGAATACGAGGGACATACTATTGTAAATTTTGACAAAGATGCCTTTAGAGACTTTAGAGTACCGGGAGATAAAGCTTTTATTAGTGATGCTATGAAAGCAGAAACAGGTCCAGCTTGGAGTGACTTTGTTGAGGCGGTTAATAATGGGTCTGTATTTTCGATCATCACAGCAAGAGGACACACCCCTTCGGTACTTAAAAATGCTGTTTACAACCTAATTAAGAAGAACAAACACGGATTAAGTGAAAAAGAACTTGTTAAAAATCTTAAAAAATATAGAGATTTAGCAGATGAAGAAGATTTGTCTGATGATGAATTGGTTAGAGCTTATTTAGATATGAATAAGTATCATCCTGTAAGTTTCGGTGAAGGTTCGGCCGCGAATCCTGAAGAACTTAAAGTGAAAGCAATGAGAGAGTTTATGTCATATGTTCAAGACTTATCAAGAAAATTACAAGAAAAAGCCTTTATGAAAAATAAAATAAGTAATTACTTTATACCTTATATTGGTTTTTCAGATGATGATTTAAGAAACGTCCAAGCAATGAAGAAACATTTTGATGATGAATCTGGATTAGATATTTATCATACAGGAGGAGGTAAAAAAACTAAATTTTAATTATAACCAGAACTAGTTAAGATATAATTTGAAAAATAATTGAAGTAAATAGAAAAAATTTTATTTCATAGTATTTATAATAAAAATAAAACAAAATTTAAACAATAAGATATGGCTGATTTATTAATGAAAATGCCGATCCCTTACGAACCGAAAAGGGAGAACCGATGGATCTTAAGATTTCCTTCATCACTTGGAATTAACGAGTGGTATGTGGAAAGTACATCAAGACCGAAACTTACTATTGGATCAAAAGAGATCGAATTTTTAAACACTTCAACGTTTGTTGCTGGTAGATTTAAATGGGATGCAATTTCAGTTAAATTCCGTGACCCTATCGGACCTTCAGCATCACAAGCAATTATGGAGTGGATTCGTTTATGTGCTGAGTCTGTAACAGGACGTATGGGTTACGCAGCAGGTTATAAAAAGAATGTAGACCTTGAAATGTTGGATCCAACAGGAGTAGTTGTTGAAAAATGGATATTAGAAGGAGCATTTCTTTTAGGATATGATGGAGGTTCTTTAGCTTACAACTCTGACAACATTGCAGGTATTACTTGTTCAATGCAAATGGACAGATGTATCTTGGTATACTAACCTAAATAATAGTAAAACATATAACCGTAGACTTTACAGTTTACGGTTTTTTTTTATCATTTAAGTTGAAATTATATATAATATGGAACAAAATGAATATACAGTAGGTCACGGTAATTTGAATTTACCTCATGACGTTATAACTCTACCAACACAGGGGATTTTTTACAAATCAAAAAAGAAAACAGTTAAAGTGGGTTATTTGACTGCGGTTGATGAAAATATCCTTTCAGATTATGATGGAACAAGAAATGTTACTGAGTCAATTATTCTACCATTGTTAAGAAACAAAGTATATGAAAGGGAAATTAGACCTGAAGAACTTTTAGATGGAGATGTTGAAGCAATCTTATTGTTCTTAAGAAACACAGCTTTTGGTCCTGAATACAAACTGACAGTCACAGATCCCGTAACTGACCAAAAATTTACCGCAACAATTCAGTTAGATGAACTTAATTTCAAACAGACAGAGGTACAACCTGATGAAAACGGACTTTTCAATGTAACATTACCTATGTCAAAAAACAAAGTAACTTTAAAATTATTATCAATATACGATACGTTAGAAATTAACACAATTTTAAAATCATATCCTTCTGACAGAACCGCACCGACAATCACAACAAAATTAAACAAACACATTGTAAGTTTAAATGGGGATACAGATAGAATCAAAATTTCAACATTTGTTGAAAGTATGCCTATAGCCGATTCTAAATTCATTAGAAGATTCATCGTAGATAACGAACCAAGATTAGATTTAAGAAAAGAAGTAATAGCCCCGTCAGGAGAAAGAGTAATGGTCAACATTGCTTTTGGGGTGGAATTTTTTCGGCCTTTCTTCGCAGTATAAGATAACCATATTGGATGAGTTTTATTATTTCTCAAAAATTTTCAGAACACAGTATTCTGAGTTCATGTCTTTACCCACATATATAAGGAAATATTTAATCAACAAATATGTTGAAGAAATTGAAAATAAATAAATTGATATTTATGAGTAAATAGAACAGAAATAATGACTGAAGAAGAAAAAAAAGAAGTCCAAAAACAAATTCAAGAAGCTGTTGCTGCCGAGAGAAAGAAAATTGCTCAAGGAGTTTCTGGTGAAGAAACAAAAGTTCCATTACTTGATTTTGAAGAAGATTATGTAAAAAGTTGGCAAATTGGTCTAAAGGATATTAAAGATATCACTCAAACAACAATGCAACAAGTTGCCGATTCTTTTGTTGATAAAAGTATGGGTGAGAACACTTTTATTAAGTTATTAGATGAACAAGCCACTGAACTTTCTGCACAATTTGGTGTTGGAAAAGGTAGAATGGAGGAATTCCGTCAGTCTATTGGAGATGTATCTCCTGCACTTATTAGAATGGGTATAGACCAAGGAACTGCAATTAAGAACATAGGTAAAATGGGTGAGGCATTGGGATCCGCGGCAAGTTTAGGAAGTGAGGCTATAATTGAACTATCTGCAGCTTCTAAAGCCACAGGACAAGATGTTGGTCTTTTAACTGAAAGATTTAGAGAAGTTGGTGTATCAGTTTATGATGTTGGTGATGCAATGTTGGAGGTTGCTAATTCGGCAAGGGCTGCTGGTGTTTCAGTTGGTGCAGTATCTTCTGCAGTTGCTCAAAACATAGGAAAATTAAACTTATATAATTTTGAAGGCGGTATTAACGGTCTAACAAAAATGTCTATACAGGCATCTAGACTTGGCGTTGATATGAGTAAAGTATTCAAAATTGCCGATGATTTATTCTCACCTGAAAAAGCGATTGAGTTATCTGCATCATTACAAAGATTAGGTGTTACATCAAGTGGGTTGTTAGATCCATTAAGAGCGATGGACATGGCTCAAAACGATCCTGAAGCCTTACAAAAAGAAATAGTTAATATGTCAAAAGAATTTACCAAGTTCAATGAACAAACAGGTAAATTTGAAATTATGCCAGGGTCAAAACGAAGATTAAGAGAGGTTGCCGAAGCTATGGGTATGACTGCTGAAGAGTTAGCAGGTATGTCAATCAAAGCTTCTGAGTTTGACAAAAAAATGTCACAAATCAAATTACCAAGTTTTGCTGAGGGTAATGAAGAAACTAAAGAACTCATTGCTAGTATGGCACAGATGAAGGATGGTGTTGCTACGGTTAATGTAAAAGACGAAAAAACAGGTGAAGTATTATTAAAACAAGTTGATCAATTAACACCTGAGGATATAGAAAAATTAAAAGAGTCTCAAACAACACAAGCACAAACCGTTGAAGAGTTGGCTTATGATCAATTAACAGAGTTACAACAAATTAATCAAAGTATATCAGGAACAAAGGCGGCAGTTGGATTTGGAAAGGCCACTTCAGAACCAATTGAAAAACTTTTCACAACTATGATGAGTATTAATAAAGATGTTGCTGTAGGGATGAATAGGGGCGTAACGACAAAATCTGTTAGAGAACCATTAACACAACTAACCCAACCAATTGAAGATGCGATAACATCATTATTGAAAGAAGATAAAGAAGGTGCGAATCAAGCATTAACTAATTTTTTATCAAATGCCGCTAAAATAGAAGAAGAATCAAAAGTTAAAATACAAGCTTCATTTGATGCAACTTTAAAAAGTATTCAGGATACATTTAATAAAGCATATAACCCACAAAAACCTGCAGAAGGGCAAGTTATAACAGTTAATTGGAATATTTCAGGTGATCCTAATATTACTAAAAACGTTGATCAAGAAACCGTCAATAAAATGATGATCAAAGGATCAGACACTCCTGAGGTTAAAGTAAATCTAAATGGTAATTTAAATTCTAAAAACGCACCATCAGCTATGACAGGAGGAAAAAATCAACCTTAATATACTATTCAAAAAAATAGACTATAATCTATTTATAAAATAAAAGTATGGCTGAAAGCTTTTTATCTTTTGGTAACTCAGAATTGTTTAGAAAACAGTTGTTGGTTAGAAATTTACAACCGTATGGCGTACCAGGTGCATACACATCACCGGGTAACCCTGTAAACTATGAAACAAATTTAACAGTTTCTAATGTGGTAGATTCACCAAATAATTATGTTTCTACAAATTTATTTGCGTCAGATTTATATCCACTTAATGAATACGGACCTGAAGGTGGTTTCGGAAATCCTATTGGTGTTAATTTAACACCCGTTTTAGAACCTAATCAAGGACCATACTATCCTGTTAATGGTGCTCAAACTCAAGGATTAGTCCTTGTTAATGAATTCTTTATTGAATCGGCATACGTAACGAATAAATGGGGACCATCAGGAGGATATAAAGATTTGGTTATCATAACTGATGTCCAACAATCAGGACTTATATACCAACCATATTGGTATCCAGCATATTACAGTTATTCAAGTTACTCAACATACGGGATTGTTTTTTCAGATGATCCATTAGGATCCAACGGACCTTTATCTGCTGATAGTTTTTTAGCTAAAATTGGTGCTGAACAACTTAAGTTCGCATTCAATGAAAGAATTGCACAAGAATTAGAACAAGCAACCATCGGTGCTATTAACTTAGACACGATTACCGATCCATTTTCCGCGAGTTTATTGGCAACAGGACAACAACCATTTTTCATAAGAAATTGGAAAATTACAGTTCCTGAAAATCCCGCTTTAGCCGCGGTATCTTTAGCTAATAGATTAACAGGTACTTATTTCCCTGTTTCATTTATCCCTGGTGATTATTTTGATGATGATAATCCTATTAATGGACCACAAAATGCTGCAGCCTTAGGTGTTGCGAATAATCTAACAGGTGGGTTGTTAGCACCTATATTAAACAAGTATAGAAGTCCATCGGAAGTATTTGTTGCAAATACAGGTAATGGTCAAAGATCTGCACTATTCTCGGCTTTAGATTATAATCTTTATAGACCGGCCTATAACAGAGGGATAGTTGGTGGACTTATTGCAGGGGCATCCGCAGCTGTAAATAGATTATTTGACCAAGACAAAGCTCAATCTTCGGGATATTATGTTGGTAGTGAAAACGCTGAACCAGCACAAATTGATGGACCACCTAATCAATTACCTGTTAATCAATTTGGAGTACAACAACAAACTATAGTTTATGGTCCACAAGAGTTAGGTATTTTATATGAAGGTAATGAAAACCAACTTAATTTCGGATTAAAAGGTAAATCTTATACTGATGGTGGTGGAACTTCAGGTCAAATGGTTTGGACTTCACCTAAGTATAAAGGAGATGCTGGTTTCCGTGCAACTGTAGGTGGTGGGGCAGGAAGTTTAGATGATGAGTTTAATCAGATTTCAGGTGATTATTTAAGATATCAATCGATAGATGTTCCTTTTAGACCTGGATCTATTCTTTATGAGACACAAAGATTAGTAGATTCTGCCGATCAAGTACAAGGACAAGCTAGACTAAAACATGTTGGAACCGCAATTAACCAAGTTTCAAAAGTTTTCAATGACGGGTATAAAGAGTTAACTAAAGGCTCAAGAGTTTTATCTTATGTTAATCAAGCGGACGGAACTCAAGCGGGGTTAGAATACTGTAGAGTGTTCCAAAAAGATACCCCATATTACACATATGCTGACTTACAAAAAGTTGATGGGATCACAACTTCGGGTAGAAGATTTGACTATTCAATATTCGATAATACATATAACTTAAACATTGCTCCTTTAAGAAATCCGGGTTCAACAAATATTGTTGACGGTAAAGTTAAAAAGTACATGTTCTCAATCGAGAATTTAGCTTGGAGAACTTCAGACAGACCGGGTTATACTTACGATGATTTACCTGTTTGTGAAAAAGGACCAAATGGGGGAAGAATTATGTGGTTCCCACCATATAACGTTAAATTTAATGACGATACAAAACCCGATTTCAACGCAACAAGTTTCATCGGTAGACCTGAACCAATTTACACTTATAAAAATACATCTAGAAGTGGACAGATCAGTTGGACAATTATTGTAGATAATCCATCTATGATGAATACTATCATTGAAAAACAATTGAAAGGTGCGTCTAAAGATAGGATTCAAAGTATCATTGATTCATTCTTCGCTGGATGTACTAAATATGATATGTATGAATTAGGTATTAAATTTAATACTATACCAACAAAAGATTTATACACATATCAACAAATATTAAATAATCCAAGATTAACTACTGAAGAACAAGTAGAAGTTCTCCAAAGTATACCTGTAAATCAAGAAGCAACAAACGATGGTGATGCTTCAGGTGCTGACGGAACTCAAGGTACGACAGGTACTGGTAATCAACAAGCAGAAAACATTCAATATTCGGCACCCGATTTAAGTAATTATGTGGGGTACGGTTTGTATTTTGAAAATGATGTCCCTGGCGGTCCTAATGGGACAAAACCTGGTGAAAATAAACAAGGGGGAACATCAGCCTACAATTACGACTATTATTATAATCAATATATAGGTTTAGAATCAACTTATTTACAACAGGCACCACAAAATGTTTATGTTGGTACAGATCAATTTACTAAAGAAGGAATACCAAACTTCTTCTCAACGGTCATTACAGGTAACTATAATGTAATACAAAATGATTTAATTCAAAAACAATTAAATGAAATATTAGTAGATAAAAAAGGTAAAGTTGAAATAGAATTTATTGGGTCTGCATCTGCACCTCAAACAATTTCATATAATAAAAAATTATCAGAACGAAGAAATGATTCTGTAAAAAAATGGTTTTTAGCTCAAAAACTTAAAGACGGAAAAACTTTAGAACAATATCAATCTGAGGGATGGTTTAAAATAAAATTAAACCCAAATGGTGAACAACTTGTAATCCCAAAGACTAAGGAAGAAGCTGCGGCAACTTCAGGTGATACTACAGACATTAGTGTTACAAATGCTCAAGGTGGTAATGTTTTAAATGCTGGAGTTGACTGTACTAAAAATATAACTTTGGGACCAACTGAAAACCCAACTTCAGGTGACATTCAACAATCTAGCAAAGCACAATGGTATAGTATACCTGCGATGGCTTGTCGTAGAGTTGCAATCCAAAGGATTACAGTTGAGATTCCAAAAAACGAAACTCCTGAACCAAGTAAAGTACCACCTAAACCGGTACCTACACCTGTACCGAATATTCTTACAGGACAGACTCAGAGTATTAAACCTGAACCTAAAATCACTATTGAACAAAAGATTAGAGAGGGTATCTCTAAAAAAATATTAAGAAATCTTTTTACTGAGTGTGATTACTTCCAAATTATTAAAGAAAGTGATCCTATGGTATATGATTCTATTAAAGATAGAATTAAGTATTTTAGTCCGGCTTTCCATTCGATGACACCTGAAGGTTTGAATGCTCGTTTGACTTTCCTACAACAATGTATGAGACCTGGTCAAACAATTCCTGTTATTGGTGCCGACGGTAGACCTAAATATAATGATGCGTTGAATACCACTTTCGGTGCACCACCAATCTTGATTTTAAGATTTGGTGACTTTTATCATACCAAAATAGTACCAACAAACCTTGGTATTAGTTATGACCCACTTCACTTGGATATCAATCCTGAAGGAATTGGCGTACAACCAATGTTGGCAAACATTTCATTATCATTCAATATAATTGGAGGTATGGGTCTTAAAGAACCGGTACAAGAATTACAAAATGCACTTTCGTTTAACTATTATGCTAATACTGAAATTTACGATGAAAGAGCAACACCAACTGAAGATACAAGTAAGATGGATCAATACGTTGTTCAAAAGATAACTTCTGCATTACCAACAGTAAGTTCACAAGAAGCTGCGAATATTGTTAATAACGTACAACCTAAAAAAGGAGGAAGTACAATAGGTGTGATAGCCAGTGAAACTGAAATGGATTATACAACCATATTAACATCATTACAAGACGGGCTACAAGGATACTTCAAAGCTTATTATGACGCTATCAGTAAGATTAATACCGATTACAATTTTGGTGCATTACAGATAGCCTTACAAGAAAAATCATATACTGAGGGTGATCTTTCTGAATATACAAATGATAAAGTTAAAACAACCCTTTATGGTAAAAGTAATAATTATCAAGAATATGTTGAGAACTTAATCAAAGAGGTTAAAAAAGATATTGAACAAAATGACGACCCTATTATGTCTTCATTGAAGGGTGTGAGTCAAATGACAAATAAGATTAAAAGAGAATTAGAAGATAAATTACAAGCTTACGCAACACAAAGACAGCAACCAATGTTAGATGTTATAGTGAATAACACCTCAAACATTACCAAAGTCACAACTGATTTGAATTTTATTTTTAGACAATTAGATGTTGTATCTGATAAATTAGATGGTGATCTTGGATCTAATAATGAACCAAATGCTTACGATCTAAGTGGTGATACTTTCTTTGGTCCAGCAACTACTGATGGTACTTTGGCAAATTTATACACTAAAAAAGTACCTGAAACAATAACTAAGTTTGAAAAACTTTTGGAAAGTTATAAAATTATATCAAAAGACGGATTCTTTAACCCAAGAAAATCAACTATTGAAAATGGAAGTGGTTGTAAATTTGTTGTAAATAATGATCCTTATTTTGGTGCTAATGGTGATTGTTCTTGGAATAGATTTTATATTGCAATGTCACCTTTATTTACTAAAGAACAATCATATACTGAATTTGTAAATGATTTGGTGAGTGGCCCTGAAATAAAAGTTAATTCTACTATTGTTGAATTAGTAAAAAAACAATGTGGATATATAAAAGACAGTCTATTCCTACCCTTTCAAAAAATATGGACCGACACATTTATTGAAATTGAAAAATCACAAGATTATGTTGCAGTTACAACATTTAAATTACCTGACGCACAAGTTAAAAAATGTAATTTTGTAACACCGGCAACGGACAACGTAAATCAAAAGAATAAGAAATTAAAAGACCTGTACTCAAGTGTTAACTTGAACGACAATAAAAAGACCTTCAATGGTAAAGTAACATTCAATTAAAATGCCTTTTCAATATTGGAATAGATATACGAATTTTTTAATCAATGGAGAACAAACTGTTGTACCATTTGTGCCAGTACCCTCAAAAACCTCAGATAAAAATTATATTTTTATTGTAGGTCAATCAAGATTAGATAAAGTTTCACAACAATTTTATGCGTCACCCTACTTTGGTTGGTTAATAATGGCAGCAAATCCCCAATATTCAGGTAATGAATACTCAATACCTGATGGGGCAGTATTGACAATTCCATATCCGTTAGTAGCTTCTTTACAAGACTATAAAAACGCATTAGAAAATTACTTCTTCTACTATGGCAGATAACGGCGAAAATATATTAGTAGAATTTGACTACGATAAT